CACTACGTACAACGAGAGTGACAGCTTCTGGACCTCAGGCATTACCTACGAGGCTCATGACGCTGGGTTGGTCGTTATCAACAGTACCATCATGGGAGCCAGTGCTGCTGGCTCCGTGACAGTCGCTGATAACACCGACGCTAAAGAGCACTTTAAGACATACTATCCTTTCGATGTCAAGGCATCCATCAAGGTTTCCACTATGGGAACCGATCCGGATGAAATTGAAGCAAGCGCCAAGAGGGCGCTTGACATTGTGACCCAGAAGGCCGTGGAAACGGAACTCTGGAATGGCGATGTAGCAAAACTTCTAACTGCTGATAATGATAACAGATATCTCGCTTCTGCGCAATCTGTAGACGTGACCCCTACTCCCGGAACAGCCGTCAAGGTTCGTTACGGCCTTGCACTGCTGGAACAGGCTATTGCTGAATCTCCGCTGGGTGCACAGGGGCTAATTCACGCAACGAGAGACGTGGCGTCCGCGCTACGACTTGACTCAGATAGTACCACACTTAGGACCGATTTGGGAACCCCTGTTGTAGCCGGAGTCGGCTACTCCAAGAAGGGACCAAACGGTTCAGTTGCCCCAGCAGGCAAGGCTTGGATGTACGCAACCGGCCCTGTCTCCGTTCGTCTCGGAGCACCCATCGTAACCCCTGCCAAGCTCAATCAGGCAGTGGATATTCGAATCAACACCATCGAATACTTCGTTGACCGTTCCGCAGCAGTCACTTGGTCTACAACAGACTCGTACGCAGTACTAGTTGACCTCACACTAGATTACGCATAATTAGGAGATTAAACAATGGCACAAGATAACGCTTCCAGCGTTGCGGGTATGGCGATCCGAGTTACAAAGCTCGCCGCCGATGGTACCCTTGTAACTGGCGCTAGCGCTTCATATGTTACCAAGAAGTTTGTTTCTCTCGGATTCACCCCCGAGTACGAATCAGGCGACGAATTCACTACTAAGGCCGCTGACGGTACCGTATGTGCTTCATGGAAGGCACCCGATACCCTCAAGCGCGTCACCCTCAGCATTGCACTCTGCGACCCGGACCCCGAGTTCACACAGATCATTGCTGGTGGATCACTTCTCACCTCCGGTGGGCAGACTGTTGGTTGGCAGGCACCTCTCGTAGGTGTTGACGCTACCCCTAACGGTGTTGCTATCGAAGTCTGGTCCATTGCGAACGTCGGTGGCCGTCAGGCTTCCGTCAACCCGTACTGGCACTGGGTATTCCCATACGCACAGATGCACTCCGCTGGAGAGCGTGCGATCCAGAACGACCTCATGGCTACCAGCTTCGAAGGTTGGGCTGTTGGAAACGTTGGCTTCGGTGACGGACCTGCTGCTCCACTCTGGGCCTTCCCAGCATCAACCAACTCGCCAATTGCGTACGCACGTACCACCGCGATCCCTGCCGGAACTGGCTACCAAACAGTAGCGTAAGCTACAAACTAAATAACACACTGGCTGGTTCCTTCTGGGACCAGCCAGTTGTGTTATTATGGTATAATGGACATACGAGAGCATTGGAGATTACATGGCTACCCTATGGATTAGTGCAGCAGACACTATTGACCCGACTGGGCCATACACGGAATCTGCTGTTCAGTTCGCCAGCCTTGTTCTCTACAAGCTGTCTGCTGAAAAGTACAACGGAATTCAAACTGTTACTGAAGTATATACGAACGACGCCATTACGTCAACTGCGTCCAGCCCCCATCTGATCTCCGGAAGCATGTACAATCTTCCGAGGTTTACGGAAGGCCACAGGAATCTTCGTCTTCTAAATACCCCTGTCCGCTCCGTGAGCGAGGTAAGATACATGGGACGCGTGCTTGACCCCTCAGAGTATTCCTTGAGAAACAACAGCTATCTTGTACGACACCAGTCCCTTCCTTGGGTCCTAGATCCGATGAATGAGATCGAGATTACGTACAGCTACGGCACACCGCCGCCTGCCGCAGGTAAGCGAGCCGCGATCCGTCTGGCAAACGAGCTAATCCTGTCAGACATGGGATCAGGTAATTGTGCCCTGCCGGAGCGAATTTCCTCTGTAAGCAAGCAGGGTGTCTCATACACTATCATGGACCCCCAAGAATTTATCTCTAACGGCAAGGTCGGGATCTACGAAATTGATCTATTCCTTGCATCTGTCAACCCCACCAAGGCTAAAAAGAGGCCGAAAGTCTTCCTGTCCAATGGGGCAAGAGGAGAAAGAGTAAACTAATGAGCGAAACAGATCCATACGCAGCAAAGTCCGTAGAGGACGAAGTTCAGGCACCCGTCGAGGATGCCCCTGTAGAGGCCCCAGAAGCCCCTGTAACCGAAAAACTCGTCGTGCCTGAGGGATCGGTCAAGAAGGTTCTTGATTGGGTCTCAGACGACGCCACAAGGGCGAAGGCTGCACTCGATGCTGAGAACAAGGGCGAAAAGCGCTCCTCCCTCATCACCAAGCTCAACGCCATTCTAGACTAAACTAAAGGAATTCGCAATGCTAGATCCACAGGAATTTGCAGATATTGCGGACCACATCCTTAACACAGTTGTAACGACATATGCCGACCACGGAATAAGTCTCCCGGAGAGACGATACCTTGCTGTAGGTGGACAAGGGTCCACTGTACACGACTGTGAACAGGTTACAGTATCTTTCGAGCAAGGTTATTCTGGCCGTCCGGGTGCGCAAGCACAGGAACCGGTCAAATGTAACTCGCTGAGGACCGGTGTCTATGTTATCGAAGTCGTCCGCGCATTGCCAATCCGGCAACCCCAGTGCCGTCCCGTTTTGGGCAGGTCACCACCGGAGTTGAAATCCTTCCTGCCGACGTTCAGAGCGCCCATGCACGAGTCCAAATGGTGGATGCCATGGTGCTTCTGGATGCCGGAATCCGAGCCGGTGAGACCACTCTGACCGGCTCACTTGCCGACATCTCGGCTGGACAGCCACAGGGTGGATTCCAAGCCATGATTCTGGTTCTCACCACATCGGCCCTATCGGCTTACACTGGCTAATGGCTTTCTTCATCATGAACGAGGCTGGGTACAAGCACCTGACCCGCTCACATAACGGGGAAGTTGGGCGGTACCTCACTATTGTAGGGGCCAAGCTAAAATACTTGGCTAAATATCAGGCCGGTCGGAAGACCGGAGCACTGATGAACTCCATGAACTACAAGCTCACGAGTAGTTCCCGTGGGCTTGTAGTTCTGGTCGGATCAGACAACAGAGTTGCGCTGATGCACCACCAAGGAACACGTCCGCACATCATTGCAGCGAGACGTGCCAAAACATTGCGCTTCTATTCTCATGGTAGAATAGTGTATGCGAAAGTTGTGCACCATCCCGGTACACGACCCAACAGGTACCTCACGGATAACCTCCGCAAAGTCATCTGACAACTAGACGAATCCATACGACATTAGGATACACCATGGCAGCACGTAAGATCAAGTCCTTCATCTCCGAAACCGAAGAAGCTCCGGTTGAGCCAATCGAGTTTGAACTGATCAAGGGCGAGACATTTGAAGCTTACGGAGAGGTCTCCGGAGCCATCACCCTCGAATTCATTGCGGCCACCAGTGGAGACAACTCCGCAGACACCGCAAAGGGCATCCTCAGCTACCTCAAGTCCTCCATGGACGAAGAGAACTTCAAGCGCTTCGATGCCATCATCAAGTCCCCCAAGCACCGAATCAAGATCGAAAAGCTCTCCGATATCGTTGCCTACCTGATTGAGGAACGCGCTTCGCGCCCTACGGAAGCGTCCTAGGAATAGGGCGCGACTTCATCAGATGGTGGCCGTATATTGACGGCCACCACCTCCGTCAGGGGGTCGATCTCAAGAAGATGTTCAATGAATTGGGCAGCGAGAGATCATTCAATATTATTGACGACATACTAGTTGAAGCCGCCATGAAGAATGCAGAAACAGAAGATATTCTGCTGAAAATCAGGACGGCGTTTGAAAAGATTTACACGGCCAGTGATAGTGACGATCCGGCGGTTGATTACGATTACAGCGAACTGGAATACGCCGAGCAGTCTGATGAAGGCTATATCGGACTTCCAATCGCACCGTTGAATTAAGGGTTGGAGCACAGGTTGACAATCATAGGTTCTGCTTATGTAGAGATTCGCGCACTAGATACAAATCTACGTCGTGATATCGACAATGCCATGAAGAAGATCAAAGATGCTACGATCAACCTTCAGGCAGATGTCAACCTGTCTCCAGTCCGCAAAAAGATCTCCGAGCTTCGCGCTGAACTCCGTGCCAATCCGCTCAAGTTTGAGACTGAGGTGGACGACAAGAGAATTGTCGAAAGCCTTGCAGATGCTCACCAGCTTTATGAAGACAACCCCCTCCACGTACAGGCTACCACAGACACTCGTCAAATGGAAGCCGCGCTCCTGTCTGTCCGCGAGCGCTACAGCCACTTGGAATCCAACGTCACGCCTCACGCCAACACCGCACGTGCTGAGGCTGAGATCGCCGCGCTCACACGCCGCAGAACTGTTGACGTATCGGCCAAGTTCAAGATGGACCCGCAGGTCAGGAAGGCCCTTTCAGGCCTAACATACACTATGCTTGGCGCTGTCCCAGCCCCTGCCATCAAGTCAGCCATTGCCGGAATCCTCGGAAACCTTGAACAGCTTGCGGTAAAGGCAGCGAAGGTCACCACCATCGTTGGCTCCCTCAGTGCCGAACTCCTTACCCTAGGTGCCAATGCCTTCTCCGTTGTAGGGGATCTGGGTGCCCTCGGTCAGGGTGTCGCGCTACTTCCAGCGGCGTTCTCCGGGATGGCTATCGCCCTCGTAGGAACTAAGATCGCGTGGAAGAACTTCTTTACCGCCTTCTCGAAAGATGCCAAGAAAGCCTCTAAGGCTATGGCCGAACTGCCGGAAGAGGCACAGACTGCCGTAGAGTCCATGAAGGGCCTATGGGAGCAAATCACCAAGCCTTCGCAAAAGGCTTTCTGGGTTGAAATGGGCGGTGCCCTTGAGGAGACCGTCCATGAGATGATGCCTGCCCTTGAGAAGGGTTTCATCAAGGTAGACACCTCCCTCGC